TTTACAGCGACACCTTACAGAATGGGTCGCAGTTTATACTCACGCGTAATTGGAATTCTCGGGCCTTATGTAGATGTTGAAGGTATCTGTCAATAATGCCTAACCAAACAATCCTTGAACAGGTTCGCACACCTTTAGCAACTGCATTATCTAGCGTTGCCGGTAATGTTTATTCATTTGTGCCTGAAACAGTAATCCCGCCAGCTGTTGTAGTTGTGCCGGATTCACCATACCTAGAATTCGAAACAATCAGCAAATCAAACATTCGCGCTAAGGTCAATATGACCATCACAGTTGCAGTTGCCTATAATAGCAATCCTGCATCACTCGACAATATCGAGCAGTTAGTAATTAGTGTTCTGGCAGTTATTCCAGCAGGCTACATTGTCAGTTCGGTTGAAAGACCAACAGTTACACAAGTAGGAGCATCAACTTTGCTTATTGCAGATGTTAGAGTTAGCACCTATTACCAGAGAACAATCTAAGGAGAAAAATGCCAACGACAGTTATTACCGGTCGAGATATTACCTTCACTATTGGCGGTAATAATTTCGATGCACAAGCAACAACCGCAACACTTACTGGTGAGATGGATCGCCAGACATATCAGACACTTGACGGAAAAGTCTTTAAAGTAACTGATAACAATTTCACATTTGATGTTGAAATGTTAGCCGACTGGGGCGCAACCGGATCTCTTTGTGAGATTCTATGGGGCGTTGCCGAGTCAGCACCAGATACAGCAATCAGCACAGTTTTCACAGCTACATCAGGCGCAGTATTTACTTTCCAGGTGTTGCCAATGTGGCCATCAGCTGGTGGAACTGCACCAGATGCGCAAACTGTATCTTTATCATTCCAAGTTATTGGAGTGCCAGCAGAGTCATTTAGTTAAAAAATAAAACGGGAGCAAACAAATGAAACTAGCAATTACAATTACATATAACTCAGGCGAGGAAGCAATCTACACAGCCCAACCGCCTGAGTGGGCTAAGTGGGAGCAAAAGACAGGAAATATCATTAGCCAAGCATCTGAAAAGATCGGTGTTAATGATTTGATGTTTTTGGCTTATCACGCACATAAGCGCGAAGCAGCTGGCAAGGCTGTCAAACCTTATGAAGCATGGATGGAAACTGTTGCAGATATTCAAGTCGGTGATGTGAACCCAAAAGCCATCCAGTAGGAAGCCTTAGTCGCTTATTGGTTCAGTTGTCAATAGCAACTCAAATTCCAATGAGCGAATGGGTAGATGGATCGGATGTTTTAACAGCGTTAGAGATATTGGAGGATAGACACAAATGACCACTCCTTCAATAGCCTATGATAAAAAAGAATTAAACTCTATCGTTAAAGTGTTGCGTCAAATGGATGATGCTGCTCAAGATCAAATGAAAAGAGCAGTAGGAGAAATAGCACAGGATGAATTATCTGAGATCCGTAGGGCTGCTTCCGGCCGACCAAATAAGGTTGCCAAAAGAATTGCCGATGGCGGATCTGTTAAAAAATCATCTTTACTTGGTGAGATTAGATTTGGTTTAGCAAGTCAAAAACTAAGTGGTGGAGCAACTACTCAATTCTCCAGCAAGGGCGATAAACCTAAAGTTGGAATTGGTGGCGGTGTTGAATTTGGATCAAATAGATTTAAACAGTTCCCAGTTTGGTCTGGTAAATCGCCAAGTGGTATTGGTGCTAAGGGCTGGTTTATTTATCCTACAATTAGAAAAATGTTACCGGATGTAATTAAGAGATTTGAGAAGGCTGTGCTAGAAGTTAGAGGTGAGTGGAAATGATGGCTAAACCATTAACAATCGCACTTGCTGCGGATATTGATAATTTACAAAAAGGCTTAAAAGATGCTGAAAAAGCAGTTGATAAATCAGCAGCGCAGATTATAGATTTTGGTAAAAAGGCGGCATTAGCATTTGCAGCTGTTGGAGCAGCAGCTACCGCATTTGCAGTATCAGCAGTAAAGGCAGCAGCTGAGGATGAAAAGAGTCGCAAGAATTTAGAGCAAGTTATTAGATCAAGCACTAAAGCCACCGAAGATCAAATTTCAGCAATTGATAAATACATAACTAAACAATCTATTGCAACAGCTACGACCGATGATGTTTTAAGACCTGCATTCTCAAGACTTATCAGATCTACTCAAGATGTAACTAAGGCTCAAGATTTATTGACTTTGGCTCAAGAGATCAGTATAGCCACAGGCAAACCCCTAGAGAGCGTCACAAACGCCTTAGGAAGGGCTTATGACGGGTCAAATACCGCTTTGGGTAAGTTAGGTCTAGGAATTGATGCAGCCACCCTCAGAACCCAATCTTTCGAGGAAACCACTAATCAGTTACGACAAACCTATCAAGGGTTTATTGATAATGAAGCTACCAATGCTGAGTTTAAGTTTAGACAATTAACTATCGCTGTCGATGAAACTAAAGAACAAATTGGAACTGCTTTATTGCCTATTGTTAAAGAATTGGCAGATTATTTCTTGGAAACTGCCGTTCCTTTAATTCAAGCATTCGCTGCTGGATTTTCTGGTGAGGATGGCGTTACCGCTGGCATAACTGAAGCAACTGAAGGCGCATTCGAGTTTGGCGAGCAGATTAGATCAACTCTTGAATTTGTAATTAGTATTAGAAAAGAATTAGCAGTATTGGGTGCAATTATTATTGGCGTATTTGTTGCGTCTAAGATCGTGGCATTTGTTCAAGCAATTATGACTTTAGTAGCTGCCATGAAAGCCCTACGAACTGCTGCTGCTGGTGCAGCTGTGGCAACCGCATTTGCTACCGGTGGAACTTCAGTTGGTGCTGCTGCTGCTGCTTTAACTGCTGTCGCTGCAACTTATGGATTATCACAATTTGCTGGTGGTGGAGATGTAGCCGTTTCAAGTTATCCTGCAACAACCGGAAATTTTGGCGGTGGTGGTATGGGTCAAATTAACAACATAACAATTAATGGGGCAGTAGATCCTGAGGGAACTGCAAGAGCCTTGCAAAGATATTTGAATGGTCAAGCAGATCGAAGTGTATCTGGTCTGAAATGACAGTATTTACTCCTGATTGGAAATTAACTGTCGGTGGGGTTGATTATACTGATATAACAATTTCAGATGTTCAGCATGCAGCCGGTCGAACTGACATTTATCAACAATCACTTCCTTCATATATGCAAGTTACTCTGGTTGCATTAAATAACCAAACACTTCCATTTGACATTAACGACTCTTTTGATTTGCAAGTTAAAGACTCAGCTGGATCTTATGTAAGTTTATTTGGTGGGGATATTACAGATGTGACTGTTGAGGTTGGATCTACTGGATCAGCTGCTACAGTTATCCAATACACAATTATTGCAATGGGATCTTTAACAAGACTTACCAAAGAAATCTTTAATGACAACATTTCACAAGATGATGATGGCAACCAAATCTATAACATTTTATCGGCCGTATTACTTGGCACTTGGAATGATGTGCCAGCAGCTACAACTTGGGCAACTTACAATGCAACCGAAACTTGGGAAGATGCAGTCAATCTAGGACTTGGCGAAATAGATCAGCCTGGTCTTTATACTATGAGTTCCCAATCAAATGTTACTGACACGATCTACAATGTTATTTCAGATATTGCAACTTCAGCCTTTGGATATATTTATGAGGACAATCAAGGCAATATCGGTTATGCAGATGCAGACCACAGGCAAAATTATCTTTTAGTTAATGGTTATGTTGAATTAGACGCTCGCCATGCGTTAGGTGCTGGCTTATCTACTGTAATGAGATCAGCAGATGTTAGAAATGATATTTATATCAATTATGGTAACAATTACAATCAGCAAGTTGATGCCACAGATGCAGCTTCAATTGCCCTATATGGCTACAAAGCCGAAACGATTAACTCTCGTGTTCATGGCGCGACCGATGCTCAAGATATTGCCGATAGATACATAGCACAAAGAGCCTACCCAATCCCAGCATTTCAATCAATCACATTCCCAATCACTAGCCAAGAAATCGATAACGCAGATCGAGATGATCTACTAGCTGTATTTATGGGGATGCCAGTTCATATTCAAAACCTACCTAGCCAAATCTCAGGTGGAGATTTTGAAGGTTATGTTGAGGGCTGGTCATGGAGCACTCGGTTCAATGAACTGTTTCTAACAATCAATGTTTCCCCAGTCGCATTTAGCCAAGTGGCGATGCGTTGGAATACAACCCCAGCCACAGAGGCTTGGAACACTTTAAGCCCAACTTTAACTTGGGAATACGCTACAATAATCTCATAGGAATAGGATAAAATGGCAACCACTACCAATTATAGTTTCCCAACACCCGATGACACGGCGTTGGTTAAAGATGGCGCATCTGCAATTCGTTCTTTAGGATCAGCTGTCGATACAACAGTTAAGAACTTAAATCCTGAAACAACTCTTGGCGATATTTCTTATCGTTCATCTACTGCTAATGTTAAAACTAGATTAGGACTTGGAAGTGCCGGACAATTACTTGCAGTAAATTCTGGCGCAACTGCTCCTGAATGGATTACATTTTCAAGCGGTGGAATTACTTTGTTATCAACAACTAATTTATCTGGAAGTGCGACGACAGTTTCTAGCATAAGCCAAGATTATCGAAATCTTGTTATTCGAATAGATGGACCATCGGTTGTTCCTGGAGCTGGAGCAGCAATTACGATGAGAGCAAATTCAATTTCGACAAGCTCATATTCTCAAACTAGATTAGATACCACAACTGCAACTGTAACAAATAGCACCTCTCAAACTTTATTTACATTTACTAATGTTAGTGCGGATGCCGATCCCAATGCTAGATGGATTGAAATAGAAATTTTAGATTATGCAAACACAGCAACTAAAAAAAGCATTTCCGCATTATCAAACAATGAAAGCACAAACACTCAATTTTTATTTGGCAATTTTAATTCAACGGGAGCAATTAGTTCTATTACTATCGCTGATGCTTCTAGCAATAGCATGGATGGCGGAACTATTAAGATTTATGGGGTGAAATAATGGCAAAACCAATAATAAGAATACACGATTTGGCAACAGATGAAGTTATTGATCGCGAAATGACTGCTGCTGAATTCAAGATTTATGAAGCAGATCAAGCGGCAGAGTTAGCAAGGCAAACCGAAGCCGAAGCAAAGGCAGTTGAAAAACAAGCAATTCTTGATCGTTTAGGTTTAACTGCTGACGAAGCAAAATTGCTACTTGGCTAATGAAGCCCTGGCTATCTAAAGCTGCTGAAACTTTTAGGGATCAGGTAAATGACTGCTTCCCTGATCGCAAGCGCACAACTGATGGATGGATTGGTGATGCTCGCCATTCAGCCAGAGTCAGTCAGCACAACCCAAATGAACAGGGTGAAGTATGTGCCATCGACATTGACGCTCGCCTATCTGACCAAGAAGGGCTTAGTTTCGATTTGGCAGATCAGGTTCGACTCGCAGCAAAAAAGGATAAGCGTATTTATTATGTGATCCACGCTGGCAAAATTGCTAGTGCTAGATCATTATGGAAGTTTAGAAAATACACAGGCATAAATCCCCATCATAAGCACATCCATATTTCTTTCAAACCAAATCAAAATGGCAAGAAGTTCGACATCCCACTACTGAAAGGCAATTAATGAAACT